GTGTTTAAGTCATCCAGCACTAGTATCAGGCAGTTTTACAACTGTAACTGGTTCATTCAAAATCAACGGAACACTAGTTACTTTGTCTAGTGCAACTCCGCTTCAAGTTAAAAATGCAATTATCAGTGCAGCCATTCCCGGAGTAACAGCAACGTTTACTGCTGGTACAACAGGTAAAGTATACATTTATTCAGATGGTGCAACAGAAGGTGCCGGCGACTCTACAAAGAGCGGTGCAATTGTTATCAGTGACACTACATTAAGTGCTAGTGGTTTTACAAACGGCACATATTTACAGCCAAAATTAACATTGGCTCCACACACTCAAGTGCCATTGTACAAGAGAGTAGACACAGCTACTTCAGGAACATTTGGTAATGCCTTAGCTGGTTTCCCAACAGGATCTGTATGGATCAAGACTACAGAACAAGGCAACGGGTCACGTTGGAGAGCCAAGCGATATAACTCTGCAACTAAATCTTGGATTGCATATTCAGCACCATTGTATGCAACTGGTAGTTCAGCATTGTATTATCTAGATCGTACAGGCGGGGGCAAAAATATTGCACTAGATTCTGTATATGTACAATACAACAGCGATGAGCAGTTTAGCTATGCAACACCGGACAGCAATGGTGATGCGTTAGATGCAACTTTAAATTCAGCAACTTTCCGTGTATTCCGCAGAGTAGGTACAGGCAACACAGTTATTACATCTTCTGTAATGAGCCTTACTAATAATGCAGGTTCTGGTGTTAAGACTTTTACTATTAAAGAATCTATAACAAGTTCAGAAGATCTAAGTGCAGCGTATACAGTAACAACAGCTTCATTGAATAGTAACAAAGATGATGCTGTTTTAATTGCTTCTGCAATCAATGCTGCTGGGTTAACTAACATTGAAGCTAGTGTAACAGCAGATTACGAATTACAAATTTATCATAAGAAAGGTGGTGATTTTAGATTAACTGATGTAACCGGAACAGTTATTGCTGATTTGTTTACTCCATTAGCATACACAGCCGGTCAGTGGTCAGGATCAGCTAATTTCTACACATCAGCAGCTGGCGCACCTGAAGATTTTGTTGCAACACAATGGCAACCACTGTCAATTGTTGGATTTACTGCATCTGCAAGTGCTCCATTAAATGAGCCATCAGATGGTCAGTTATGGTATAACAACAATTTCTCAGAAATTGACATCATGGTTCACAATGGCTCAACTTGGAAGGGATATAAAACTGTATTTGCAACCACAGATGCATTTGGTCCGGTAGTTAGTGCGTCAAGACCAACTGCAAGACCAGACGGTAGCGGCGATTTTGTAACTGGCGATTTATGGATCAGCACTGCTGATATGGAAAATTTTCCAACTATCTATCGTTACAATAACGAATTAACTGGTGTTACCAACAAAGCATTACGTTGGGTACTAGTTGATAAAACAGATCAAACTACTGAAGAAGGCGTTGTGTTTGCTGACGCTCGTGCAGGCACTAGTGGCGGTACAGTAACATCTGCACCAAGCGGATCTATCCAAGAACTACTATCAAGCAATTTCTTAGATACAGATGCACCAGATCCAGCACTGTATCCAAAAGGCATGTTGTTATGGAATCTACGTCGCTCAGGTGGTAACGTTAAGAAATACAACAATAACTATATTGATACAACAGCAGATAACGTTCGAATGGCCAATGTAGGCATGAGCACATACTGGCCAGATCGCTGGTCTACTGCTTCTCCTAACCAAGAAGATGGTTCAGGTAGCTTCGGACGCAAAGCGCAACGTGCAGTTATTGTTGCAGCAATGAAATCTACAATCGATACAAACTTACAAATTCGTGATACAGAACGTAGAAACTTTAATTTAAGTTCTGCTCCTGGTTATCCAGAAGTTTATGGTAACTTGGTTAACTTAAACATTGATCGCGGATTAACTTCGTTTGTTATTGCTGATACTCCATTACGCTTAGAATCTGATGCAACATCATTAAGCAACTGGGGAAGCAACGCAGCAGGTGTTACTGATAACGGTGATGCTGGTGTTGTTACATACGACGAATACTCAGCAATGTATTATCCTAACGGATTTACAACTGACTTAGGCGGCACAACTGCTGTTGTTCCAGCATCACACATGATGTTGAAAACAATTGCAATTAGCGATCAAGTTAGCTATCCATGGTTTGCACCAGCTGGTACAAGACGCGGTGGTATTGTTAATGCAACGTCAGTTGGATACCTAGACGGTATGACCGGTGAGTTTATAACAGTTGCTCTAAACGAAGGTCAACGTGATACACTATATGATTTAAAAATCAATCCAATTCCATTCTTTGTTGGTGTTGGTAACGTGGCATTTGGCCAGAAAACTCGTGCAAGAAATGCTTCAGCATTAGACAGAATTAACGTAGCACGTTTAGTTGTTTACTTACGTAGTCAATTAAACAAACTTGCTCGTCCGTATATCTTTGAACCAAATGACAAGATTACACGTGACGAAATTAAAGGTGCTGTAGAAAGTCTATTGTTAGAATTGGTAGGTTTAAGAGCTATCTATGACTTCGCTGTTGTTTGCGACGAGTCTAACAATTTACCATCAACAATTGATCGTAATGAATTGTATGTTGATATTGCAATTACACCTGTAAAAGCAGTAGAGTTTATCTACATTCCATTACGTGTCAAGAATACAGGAGAGATTTAAATGTCACTAACATCATTAAATAGATTTTCGGTACCAACAGCAGGTGGCGGCAGCAATACATCGCTGTTGATGCCAAAACTAAAATATCGCTTTAGAGTGAATTTGTTAGGATTTGGAGTTGAATCCAGCGTTGAACTAACCAAACAGGTGCAGGAGGTAACGAGACCAAAAGTTTCTTTTGAAGAAATGACATTAGATGTTTATAACTCAAAAGTTAAATTAGCGGGCAAGTACTCCTTCGAAAACTTAACATTAACGTTACGAGACGATGCATCTGGTCAGGTTACTAAAACTGTTGGACAACAAATCCAGAAACAATTTGACTTTATGGAACAAGCATCTGCACGTTCAGGTATCGACTACAAATTTCAAATGAACATTGAAATTTTAGACGGCGGCAACGGTAACAACGGTGCTGATGTATTAGAACGTTGGGAAGTTTACGGTGCTTACATTCAAAATGCCGATTACGGTGATTTGGCATACAGCAGCAACGAGCACGTAACAGTGGCACTAACAGTTGCATTTGATAACGCTGTTCAGTTCAAAGGTGCTACAGGTGCTGGTACAGATCGTGGACTTGGTGCAGTGGTTGGACGTACCCTCGGCGAAGCAGTTACTGGACGGTCAGGCGCACAATAATAATTCGTTTGAATCAAAAGAGCCCGGAAATATTCCGGGTTTTTTTGTGGCATAAATATTTGTATGGCAAATAAATTTACACGATTTCTTAAAGGCGTAGGAGATGGTCTACTAACTCCTAAAGGTCAGGTAGCCAATTGGCAACACGCTACTAGATTGTTTATCGACGATACCATGCGCTTGGCACCACGAACCAAGTTCATGTTCTATGTCCGCTTTGAAATTGATAAAACACTTTTAAAAGCACCGCAGTTTACAAATAAACATGCAGACGAAGTAGGATATCTTGTTAAGTCAGCAGACTTACCCAAATTTACTATGGATTCAGTAACCAAAAATCAATACAATAAGAAACATATTATCTATAAAAACTTTTCTTATGATCCGGTTAATTTAGCATTCCATGATGATAGCCAAGGTATTATGAATGCCCTGTGGGCGTTATATTTTGGGTACTATTCTGCAGATAGAAATTTGCCAGCGCAGGCATTTTCAAAATCTATTTCAACATATAGAAGTACAAATACCGGATTTGATAATTTTAGATACGGTCTAGACAATAATAAAAGTTTAGATATGTTTAAATCTATTTCAATCTACACTATGAGTCGTAGACGATTTAATGGATATACTTTAATAAATCCTAAAATTACTTCGTGGAGTCATGGACAGGTTGCATATGATGCAAATGACTTTTTAGAAAATACTATGACAGTTAATTATGAGTCGGTAATTTATAGTTCGGGACAGGTTCAACGAAATAGTCCAACAGGGTTTGCAATGTTGCACTACGACAATACTCCAAGCCCGTTATCAGTAGCAGGCGGCGGTGTGGCAAATTTATTTGGTCAAGGCGGCGTGTTAGACGGAATGGAAAGTATATTCGGCAACGTCAGTGATGGATCGGCATTTGGAAGCATAGGTGGATTTTTAGGTACCGCTATCTCGGCAGCTAACACTGTTAAAAATCTTAACAATCTTTCTAAGGAAGGATTAAAGCGAGAAGCAATTAATATTATTAGTAGTCCGGCTGCAATATTAGGAATTGCAGGATCGGTAGGAGGTATTATTGGTTCAGTGTTTCCAAAGAACACTCAGAATACCAACACAACTCCAGCAACACAAAAAGTAATGATAGCGGGCGATGCTGATATAAACGGATTTGCATAAATGAGTAGTAATAGTTTACCCTTAACAACAGTTGCAGATAGCGCACAAGCTACTAAATTATTTTTTGATCAGTACGGTATTAGCCCGTTAGAATTTTCAGCCAACGAAGTTTCAGCAGCAGTTGGTTTCTTTGAATCAAAAGGATTCAGCACTGACGCGGCATTAACTACTGCATCAGCAATTTTAAAACAGGCCAAGATAGATGGCATCCCTGTTTTTAAATTGTTAGACACCCTTAAGGGATTTGATAGTTTACAACTATCTGCACTAGTTAGTGAAATTCTTAACAACAATCGAAAGTCAACATCGACGTTAGGGTTTAGATATTTAAATATACCTAAAACGGAAATTCTAAGAAACATATCTCCATAATGGCAAAGTTTGCTCAAGGTCGTTTTGAAATGAAAAATGTCGACAAATACGTTGGCAAGAAAACACCACTGGCTCGCAGTAGTTGGGAGTTTGTTTTTATGAGAATGCTTGATGAACACCAAGGAGTTCAAAGTTGGGCAAGCGAAAGTATTCAAATTCCCTATAGAGATCCGTTAACAGGAAAGTATACAATATACGTGCCTGATTTCTTTATTGTATATGTAGATAAAAACGGTAAAAAGCATGCAGAAGTTGTTGAAGTTAAACCTGAGAGTCAAACAGTATTAGAAAAAGTAGGCAAAAGTCAATACAATCAACAGCAGTATGTGAAAAATATGGCCAAATGGGAAGCTGCTACTGCTTGGTGCAAGCAACAAGGTGTTAAGTTCCGTATAGTTAACGAAGGTGATATTTTCCATCAGGGCAAAAAACGCAGATAAGTAAAGTATGACTAAAAAATTAGAAACTCTTTTTAATTTAGAAGATTCAAAAGTTGACGACACTCCTATTCCTGTTTCTGTAGTAGAGCATACAGAAGTAAAAAGCCTAGACGATAGTTATCGTGCGGTTCAAGAAATTACACGCGGTCTGCCACAAATACAAGAACTAGATAACATAGACGAGCATGAATTAGATGCATTAGCATCTAAGGCAGAACAAGCATATGACGATTTAATGGATTTGGGTATGAACGTTGAAGTTCGGTATGCCAGTCGCATATTTGAAGTAGCTAGTTCAATGATGAATAATGCTATCAGTGCCAAAACGGCTAAGATTGATAAAAAATTGAAAGCCATTGACATCCAGATGAAAAAGTATAAAATTGACAAAGACAACAACGAAGACCCAAATGATGTTATTAACGGGCAGGGATACATTATCACTGACCGCAACGAGCTCCTTAAGAAATTGGGTCAAAAGGACTAAATAGTACTATGAAGACTTTTAAAGAATACCTTGCCGAAGGCAAAAAAGTATACGACTTTAAGATTAAAGTTGCGGGCGAACTGCCTGAAAAATTCCAAGAAAATCTAAAAGAAAAGCTAGGACGTTGCGGAGTTAAGACTCTTGAAAAAGTTGCTACCACTCCAATACAAGCACAGCCTTTAGATTTTCCAGATTATCCAAACTGCGAAGTAACCATATTTGAAGTTGTTTGTGAATATCCAATTACATCCCCTGAAATAATTAACGACATTAAAACAATGGGGCTACCAGAAAGCAGCTTCCGTGTTCGTGGTGCTAATGAGCCTGTTGAAAACGAACAGTTACTAGCATCGTTAGAGTCAACAGGTAAAGCATTGTTGGATGATGGTCAATATAAAGAAGCTGACAAAGTAAAAGTAAAAGATTACTTTGGCGACGACTTTAACAAAAGTTTCTTAAAAGATTTAGAGAAAACATCTAAAACCTCAAAGAAAGAAAGAGGTATTGGTGAATATAAATTAGCAAAAACAAAAACAGCTGGATCTGTTAGTCCCATGACTAAGATCGATAATCCAGTACCAGTTAAGGGAAAATAAAAATGAATTTTCAAGATTTGATGAACAAGATGCGTGAACTAGACGCTCCTATTGCTGAATCAACAGTCGAAGAATGTGGCCAGCCAATGGGCATGATGACACAGTCAATGGACAAACCAGATACACCGCCACCAAGTATGAGTGTTAATCTAAATGCTCAAGGATTAGATGATATTGCTGAATTAATGAAGTTGATGACTAAAGTTAATCCAGACATGATTAATCAACCAGCAGCACCTACGACTGCAATTGACCCAATGGGTATGCCGAGTCTAACTCCTCCAGGCCCAAGCATTTCACCATTAAGCCTAGGTAATTTAGATTCCGGTCCATTAAAAATGCTTCCAGATATGGATGCTGACAATGACGAAATGCCAGGCGGCGAAATGGATAAAGACGACAGTCCTGTTGCAGATATTCAAAAAGCTATGGGTGATCAAGACGGCGATGGCGATCATGACATGGATGATCACGACATGGAAAAGAAAAAAGACAACAAGCCAGAAGATGAAGCTGCTGAGCCAGAAGGCGACGATGACGATATCATGAATCATCTTAATAAAGAATTAAAACCTTATGATGATCACGTAGCCAAGCTAAAAGCAGACAACAATAAAGAACAGGAAGAAGCAAGTCCAGCTGGATTCGATCAAGCTACTACCAGTCCTGACCCAGAATTCAAAGACACCGATTACATGGTAAACAAACTTGCAGGCGGCTTAAACAAGCCAAAGACTATGACTAAGCATGGTTATCAGCAAGGTGATAACCCAATGGCAATGACAGACGGCGATCTACGTGCTAGTATCCGTGCAGAATTAATGCAACGGTTAGCTGAAGCTAAAAAATAATCAGGTCGAAATAAACCAAATAGGCTCTACGGAGCCTATTTTTTTCAGTAAATAAAGTATGGCAAAATCACTAGACGGTAATTTAATTAAAAAGGCGCATGCTCCTCAGCGATATACGTTAGAGGAAGTCAAGCATCTAGAAGCCTGTATGGACCCAGTAACTGGCCCAATATACTTTGCTAAAAATTTTTTAAAAATTCAACATCCTGTAAGGGGATCGATTCCTTTTATCCCATATGATTATCAAGAAAGACTAATCGATGCCTATCACAATAACAAGCAATGTATTGCTATGTTACCGCGTCAAATGGGCAAGACTACCTGTGCCTGTGCCTACTTGTTATGGTATACCATGTTTGTGCCAGAAGCACAGGTTCTTATTGCTGCTCACAAGTACGAAGGTGCGCAGGATATTATGAATCGTTATCGATTTGGCTACGAGAACTTGCCAGACTTTATTCGTGCAGGTGTGTACAGCTACAATAGAAACACTATTGAATATGACAACGGTGCTCGTATACAGGCAGTGACAACTACAGAAAATACAGGTCGTGGT